GTCCGGCATGCAGTGCGCTATGAAAGCGCGTGTCGCCCACTTCGGTGTCGGGAAGTCCTCGGTCGAAGCTTTTGAATCAGATTCTCGGTTTTGGTAGCCTTTCATGGCGTGTCCTCTGAAAAGTGGGCGGCAGTAGATGTTGGGTCTCCGCACTACCGCCGCCCTAGTTGCCCGCGCGGCTGGGTGTCGGCACCATGCCTAGCGCCGCGCAGGGGGAGGCGTTACTTAACGGCGCGACCGATCGCGCTCATGACCTTGTCCAGCTTGTCCAGCGGCACCATGATGTTTATCGGCACCACCTCGGTCAGTCTAGGAGTTTGCGCTTCGGTGACATCCCCAACCTGAGCTGCACTTTCCGCTGGCGTCTCAACAGCAGGAGCCTCAACAGCAGGAGCCTCGACCGGAGATTGTGGTGCCGCGACCGGCGCTTCCACATTCTGTTCCACTGGAGCCGCAGGAGCAGCTTGGCCCGCGAAGGGGTTCGGCGGTGCCGATGCGGGATCGGGCTGCGGTACGGGCTGCGCGGCAACAGTCTGTTCGATTTCAGCGATTTGGCCACCGTTGTTTTGAGGTGGCGTGGGCGCAAATGGATTTGCTGGCGCAGGTGCTGGTTGGGCCGCTTGAGCAGGTTGAGTCTGCGCCGGAGCCTGAGATCCAGCCGCGAATGGGTTGCTAGCCTGAGTTGGCGTAGGAGTCGGAGCTGCTGGCGCTGGTTGAGGAGTTGGGGCTGCCTGTGCAAAAGGGTTACCTCCCTGGGGCTGCTGCTGAGCATCGTTTTTGAACTGAAGATTCGTCATCGTTTGGTCCTCTTGGGGTTTGATTTCACCCTCGACGGTAAGTTCACCGAACTCTGCCGTCAAGGCTTTAAGTACCGAAGACTGTAAACCGTCTTTTTCCAGACGGGAAACAATCACGGCTTCGTCGACTGTGTTTTCAGCGACAAAGGTGTGGACGACTACGTGGCTGGCTTGGTTGCCTTGCCGGAGTAGGCGTCGGTTAAACTGGATATAGTGGTCAAGGTCAACAGTCGGCCCGAACCAGAGAATGTGATGCGCGCCCGACTTCTGAAGGTTAAGGCCATGTCCTGCTGACGCAGGGTGCGCCGCAAGAACTCTAATCTCACCTTTATTCCAGCCGTCGACGTGAGCCATCGCGGTACGCTCATTAACGCCAGCGCCAAGGTAGGGAAGATCTTCTCCGAAGAAATCTCTGAGTTGTGCGAGATCGTGGTTGTATTCGTAGGCGATGAGAAGTTGTTCATCGCCAAGCTCCTCCACCAACTCTTCAAGCGCTTCTTTCTTCGCCTCGTGGACTTCGATGACGTTTCCGTCGTTGTCATAGACACGTCCATTGGCGATCTGTTTCAGTTTTCCGACCAGCACTGCGGCGTTGGCGGCTGTAAGTTTGTCACCTTCCAGCTCCGCGATCATGTGTTTCTTCAGCTCATCGTATTTCTTCTTGGTCGCAGCGGGGAGCGGCACTCGGATCTGAGCGTCGACGAACTCAGGCAGGTCAAGGAAGCCCTCGGCTCGGAAGACGTATGGCGCGACGCGCTCTTCGATCTTTTCCTTAGCGCCAGGCCTTGGCAGCCATGTGAACCCGTCGTACCCCTGCTCGAAGTAATTCTGACGGTACTTCGTTATGTACTTACCGAGCGCGAGCCCTTCATCAAGGATCAGAAACTGGCCAAACAAATCCATCAGTCCATTTGACACGGGCGTTCCCGTCAGACCCCATTTGTACTTTGCGAGTCGGACAAGTGGTCGCGCGGCCTTGAATCGTTTTCCCTGCGAGTTCTTCATCCGGCGGACCTCGTCGAAACAGATCACGTCGAGCGGCGGCAACTTTCCTGCCCTCGCCATCTTTACTGCCCACGGTATCCCCTCGTAGTTGATGATCCATACGTTCACGTCCCTCTTCTTGAGCCACGTTTCTTTCTTCGGACCGTGTAGGCGCTGGGCCACGAGACCTTTGAGCGATGCCCACTCCTCGATCTCCTGCGCCCACACGGTCTGAGCCACGCGCAACGGCGCAACGATCAGCATCGTCTTGACGAGACCGGCGTCGTACAGCGCTTTGAACGCGTGCAGCACAATCATGGTTTTGCCATAACCTGGATCAAGCCACAAAGTCGCCACCCCACCGGTGGCCGTACTGTTCCAGAGGTGCTCCGCGCCTTTGCGCTGGTAGCTGTGCGCGTGGGTGTTGAAATCAAGCATTAGTTCATTTTCTTTCTGGCTTCTTGGATGGTGTTCCACTCGTCGCGGCTGATGATACCGTCGCCAATGCAGTGCCGCGCGAAGTTCGTCAAAATGAAGTCCACATCCGCAACGCTGTCTGGCTTGCACCACGCGAATCCATATGCGCATATCTCGCGGGCGCGCTCCAGCTGGATCTTGGTCGCTTCCTTGCCAGTCGCCTTTGTCTCGACGCCGAGCATGTTACGGTTGGGACCGAGCACGAAAAAGTCAGGCCAGCCTACCTCCGCGCCCTTGCCTTTGTGATTCCGAATGACGCGCAGACCAAGTTCTTTGGCTTTGACCTTCACGCGGTCGGCTACTTTCTTTTCAGCTGTCATATCAAACTCCTACGGTGCAGGGGCCATTGCGGTCCTGGTGGAAGTCGCAGAACCGGCACGCGTCGCGGCTTGGTGTCGGAGCGAACGTCGTGTCGGCCTCGAACTCGGCAATCTGACGCTCCCAAGCTGGCCAGATGGTGCGCTCGAACTGCTCACGGGTATAGGTGTAGTCGAGCGGATCGCTGATGTCCCCAGTGTCAAGGTACGCGAGGTATCCAGTGAACTTCTCCACCTCTGGGTACTCCCAGAAGGCAGGGACCGAGAATATTTGCATCTGGTCGTCGTAAGACCCGTAGGGCTTCCCCGTCTTCCAGTCGACCGCCGTGATGCTCTTCTCCGCCGCGTCGTAGATTGCGGCGTCCCAGATGAAGCGGTAGCGTGCATTCTTGCCGAACCACTTCACACGCTTCTTCGATGCGTCGAAGGCCATCTGCTCCTCGACAATTGCTTTCTTGGCGTTCGACCGACCTGTTGCGATGTCGCGAATCTGGTCGCCGAGCATAGAGAAGCGGTAGGCGAGTTTCTCAGGCATAACGTCGGTCTTGCCCTGCAGGTAGTTGCCGATGTCGTCGTGCACCTTCCGTCCTTCGATCAGAGCCGGCGGCGTAGGCCAGTCTTTGTCGATCTTGTCGATGGTGCTGAACTTGAACGCTTGCGGACACTTGGCCCACTTCGTGAATTTGCTGTAGCTGAATGAAAACGTATAAGCCATTAACACATGTCCTTGCTGCTCGGTTTCGTATGGAAGGTGTCGATCGCTGCGGTGCTGACCTCGATGGTCTTTTGCATGTACCCGCAGATCCGGCACTTCTTCCTGCGCCAGTAGGCCAGATGGCCTTCGTGAATCATGTTCCCGCCCTGAACGGTCTTGAGTTTGATCTCGCACCTTGGGCAATGGACGGCGTCAGTCGACATAGGTCTTCTCCGTTCGAATCATGCGGATGGTGGAGGGCGAAACGCCGTATCTCTGGGCGGTTTTAGTGCTCGGCTCTTTGCTCAACCTGATTGCGTGAATCTCCGCAGGTGTAAACCTGCGTTGAGCGTTCAGCAAGCATACGGTGTAGTGACGTGCCAGCAGCAACTCGTACACGCGCCGGGCGATCTTTGTCTTCAGCATCTTCACGTTCCGAACCGTACCTGCCGATACGCCGTGCTCTTCCGCCACCGTCGCCACGTCACGCGAGTCGATCAGTATCGAAGCCACTTGCGCTTCTTTTTCAGAAAGGAATGACATGTTTCAGATCCTCTTCGTTTTCCAGTTCCTTCATGTCGCCCCACGTGAACCCGTACTCGCCGTCTGTTGGAAGTCCGGTGCTGAGCGGCACACTCTCCATCGCGCGCTTGAGAACCTGCATCTGCTCGTAGGCCTCCGCGATCGGCGCGCTGATGTTCATCTCGTCGTAGACTTGCAGCATGAAAAAGCTGTTGTAGGCGGGGTCGCTGACGAGGTTTATCATCGCCCGCTTCGTGACGTCGGCAGCTGACCCTTGGACGAGGTAGTTGATGAGACGGTAGTCCGCAGGGGAAAGGTTCCCGCCGTCCCGCTTGATGAAAGGTGGGCGAGGATACAGACGACCGCCGTATGTACGGATGCTTTGTCCTCGGCGGACAATGGATGAAAGCGTGTTGGCAAGGATGGCACGTCCAGGAAGCGCCTTGTCGTGGAACGCTTTGAACTCTCTTGCTTCTTCATGGCTGACCCTCATCTCGTTTGCACACGCTGGCACTCCTCCGCCGTAGATCGACTGGAAGTTCAGGATTTTGACTTTTCCTCTAGGGAAATCGTTACCTGTAAGTTCGGTGATCTTACCCCCGACAAAGTTATGCACATCGAGGTTTGGGTCTTTTCGGAACTGCTCGCGCAGCTCGCCGCACTCGAACTCTCCGAAGATGTGAAGCTCCTGTCCTGAGAAGTCTCGCTTGAGGATGACTTCACCTTCGTTGGGGAGAATATACTTTCGAACCAGCGGTAAATTGGGGAGTCCCAGAAAAGACGGATGTTCATAGCCATCGGGAAGACCTTCGAATTGCTTGCTGATGTTAAGGAAGTTGGGGTTCCGAGTCGAGGGGCGTCCGGTCTTGGTTCCGCCACCGTCGCCTTGTACCTGGTTCCAGTCCGTCGAAATCCGTCCGTCCGGTCGTGCAGTCGCTTGTTCATACCAAGGCTCCATGAACATCGTCAGGCACGTCTTGAGCCTGTTACGGTACCCGAGCACTTGCGCAACCTGCTGGTCACTGAACTGTTCGGGATGCAGCGTCTTTTTGCTGACCGAGTCCTTACCTGTTTTCGTTTTGGCGAACTGGGTAACGATCTGGTTCGACTTCAGGAGCGAAGCCACGTCGTCGTCGGAATCAAGGTTCAGGCCAGGCGCGTTGAGACGCCACCGGAGCCACTCTTCGGCGTACGCGAACGCGCGCTGGTACATCTCAATGTCTTGACCCAGCTGACCGTGGTCGCAGCGCATCCCCTTCTCTTCGTTGTCCATGAAAATCGGTAGGCATGCGCGCTCGACGTCGTAGGCTTCCATCATCCCCGTGCGTTCGAGGAGCGGCAGCCATGTCTGCGCCAGCGCCCACGTGCGCTCTACGTCGCCAATGGCGTATGGTCCCAGTATCTCGACCGGCACCCATGCGAGCCACGCTCCAGCGATGTTCTTCGAGGGTTTACGTGGCTTGTCGTTCTTATCGACGATCCAAGGTATAGTTGGCAGACGGTCTTTGTTGGCGAGTATCCACTCAACGCACGCATCCTTCTCTTCCTCCGCCCAGCCAAGCCACTTCTCGCTCAACGTCTTGAGCCCAGAGCGACCGTATGGGTCCATCAGGAACGCCATCAGCATCGTGTCGTGGAACTCGTCGTCTTGGAATCGAATCCCGAAGTGCTTCGCGGCAACGTGCATGTCGAACTTACCGTTGTGGAAAGTGACAGGGCAGCCGCGTTTCTGACAGTCCTGCGCAAAGTAAAGAATCTCGCGCATCTTCTCCCAGTCCGTCTCGTAGCCGCGTTCCCCGTAGGCGTCACGCCAAGCCAGCCCGACCGGCTTCGGCGGATAATGCTCTGGGCGCGGCCCGATCGGCATGGTTTCGAAGTCTAGTGTCCAAAGTGGAATCATTGTGTCCTCAAGGCGTGGTCGAAGGCTTCGGCGAACGCTTCAATGAATGTCGCCGCGACTTGCGGTACGATTGCATTGCCGTAACCCCGCAATCGTCCCACTCTTTCGGGTACCCCATCAACCAACGGGAATGTGCCGGATTCAACTGGCCTCCACTTTCCATCTTTGCCAAAGAGCCAGTCAGCATCTGACCATGCGGCGTCAATCGGGCCGGTCCCGACAAGTCCCGAAGCCAGTTTACCGCATCGGTTAAGTTCACTGTGTGGCCCGACTCCTTTCGCTTTTGCGGGTCTTGCCCCTTCCCTCTCAATGAGTTCGGCGACTGAGCCGTGGGGGTGGGCCAGCCTGATAGCCAGACCGCTCTGCCCAACAGAGCGTTCACTTCCACCGTTCCCTCGCACTTCCCGTCCTTGTGGTCGCGCGTCGTAGGAGTCGGCCAACCCATCAAATGTACGGCTTCCGCTTCCGTCGACTTCCCGCCTTGCTTGTACGGAATCTTCTGCTGATGAGCGGTAGGACTCGCCCAGCCAACCATCGGGGATAGGTCGAAGATCGACGGCCCCGAAAAAGAGCCGTTGCCGGATGTGCGGTGCGCCGACGCTCGCAGCGCACAGATCAGCCGACCCAACGGCGTAGTCCGATGCTTCCAAGTCACACGATACAAGGTCGAGCCAGTCAAGGCGCTGGGCAACCTGCTCTCCAAAGAAGACTGGAGGGCGTGACTGACGTATGAGGCGGAAGAGATAGGGCCACAAGTGCCGCTCGTCCTGAAAGCCTCGGCCTTTACCTGCTCCCGAGAAGGGTTGGCAGGGGCAGCTTCCGGTCCAGACGGGAACGTCGTCGGGCCAGGCAGCGAGCCATTTGAGCGCCGCCGGCCATCCTCCAATGCCAGCAAAAAAATGGCACTGCGTGTAAGGTTCGAGGTCTCTCGCGTCGACATCCTGAATGTCCCTTTCATCTACATCCCCGGCTGGCAGTAGGCCGCGCGAAATCAATTCGCGAAGCCATGCTGCAGCTTGCGGGTCATGCTCGTTGTAATAGGCGCTCATCTCTGCTGGTTCTGCACTTGATGGAACCCGCCCTGTGGATGCTGGTTCTGCGGAGGCTCGTAACCTTTGAAGATGTCCTTCATGGCTTCCTGCTGTCGCGGGATGACCGCGTGCGCCCAGTCGTCTGGTATCTGGGCCAGAGGCTCGAACCCGATCGCTTCCTTACCGTGTGACGGGTGTGCGTACAGGTACACCCGCGTCACCAGACCGAAGAACGGACGCTGATACTGCGCAGCCGACGACCGGACGAACTCACCCCACGCCTTCAGCGAGGTCGGTGCCAGCGTCATCTGAAGGAACGGAGTCGATTGGTAGTGGTCCGCAGTGGTGTACGGCTGTAGGTGCAGCATCCCGTTCACGTCCTGCTGGTACGTGCCGGCGAGCAGCATGATAAGACGACGACGGTTGCCGCACGCCTTGCCTTTGCCCGTCTGCGGGTTGGAGCCAAACTCGTTCATCGGGCAGCCCTGACACGCGTCAGACTGCGGTTTGAAATGGTTCGGGTCGCGCGCCATGTCGGGGTGGGGACGCATCTCGTCGTCCGTACGTCCGATGGCGTAACAGGTCGGCGGCTCATTGCTGCTCGCGTTGTAGTTCGTCCGGTAGAACGTGTTCAACCGCACAGCATCAAGGATAACGGCAGCGAACTGGTTACCAGGAATAGGTTGATCGCCGACCGACATGACGCCGTTTTTGACGGATACGGTCGAGTTGGCTCGCTGCTCGGTCGAGGCATAGGCCTCGGCCATCTTGCGGTAGTAGTCGTTCAACTCTTGCTGAGACATGGCCGCGCCGACAGCGTTGGGGCCTACGTTTGCAATATCGTTCATTTTGGAGTCACCTCTTTAAAAGTTTTCAGAATTGTGGCCTGTGACTGCACAAACCGTTCGATTGGCGAAGGCGCCGCATTGTAAATCTGCGGGAGCGGCGCACGATTGCGAGGTTCGCCGATGCCAGAGACGTCGTACACGGTGATCGCGATCGCGAACAGGCATACGGTGTGGAACATGCTCCACGGGTTTGTCTGTCTCATGAGCGGTTCTTCGTGAAGGACAGCGTCGGCACCTTCACAACCTCTGCACCAGGAACAGCTTCACCGTTCTCGAAACGCTCTTTCGCGGCCTTTTCGTTGACGCGCTTCTGGAGCAGATCGAAGCTGCCGGTCTGCTGGATGTACTGCCAGACAGAGTCCCAGTCCTTGACCTGAACCTGATCCTTCTCAATGCGCTGCACGCCGTACAGCTTGCCCATCGCGCCAGTGTCCGTACTCTCGTTGAGCGTCGACATGATGCAGTTATAGAGTTCGGTTTCCCGTGCCTTGATGGCTTCGGCCTCTTTCTGTACGCGCAGTCGCTCTTCACGAACGATACTGTACTCGTCGGCTTGGGCGCCCACGCCCGCAGGGATTTCGTACCCCTTCATAAAGCGCTCATCTGGTTCGCCAGCTTGCATAAGCCGCTCGACTAGCGAGGTGATCCACGCTTTCACGGGCTCCGGTGTGGATGTGTCGTCTGCAACGGACAGCATGATCGCCATCACGTCTCTGATAATAGGGTCTTTTGTCATGTTTCTGTGTCCTCAGTTGATGATTCGAAGTATAAACTCTTGACGCTTAGTGTCAAGAAGTTAAGCAGCCCCTCGGTAAATCGGTTTGTAATTTCCGAAGGTGTTCATGTGCGCGTCAAACTCGGCCTGAGACATCTCGGGCGGGTAGTCGGCGCGGGGGCAGACGATGAGATATTGCTTCCGCTGGCCCTTCCACAGGAACCCGCTGTCATCGTCCTTGTTCTTGAGGAAATAGATTCCCTCGTTACGCAGCGCGCTCGATACCTTGCCGGGAATCGTAGCGACGCTGAATCTCTTCGTCCGGTTGTGCAAGTCCGCGATAAAGTGCGGGAACATGTGGCACAGCTCGTCGGCGGTGTACCAAGGCCGGATGGGGAAGTGTTGTATGGCGAGCATCAGTTCGTTCGCGCGCGGCGTTTCGGGATGGCCAGGCGATCCGATCACGGACATCGCCCACTGCTCGGCGGTTTGAAGCCACTGTTCGATGATGTGGTGGTCGCTCTCGCGCATCTGGCGGGCGAGCATCGCGAACTCTGACAGGCTTTCCTCGTGCGCCATCTTCTTCTCGGCGGTGTCCGGCGCTTTGATCGGCGGTGTCCAGCCCTGCAGATCGTAGTTCAGGAGGTAGTTGTATATGTACGCGCCACCCTGATCCAGAGTCCACTGCCAAAGAGGATCGTAGTAATCTGCGTCCTTGGATCGCCGCGGCGCGCCGACGACGAGAAACCGCCTGTCATCGTGCGCAAACGCCCCGGCATCCCGGTGGTTAGAGGTAAAGATAAATTGACAGTAGTTATCCACGATGCGGTTTTTAAGGTACTTTTCAATGCGCTCGACTTTGGATTCACTAATCCAGTTACGCAGAGTCTCCACGTTTGCGCGCATTTGTCTTGCTGAAACATCGTCAATGATGGCGACGAGTGACTTTTCGATGAAGCCATTCCAACTTTGGTCAAGGTCACGTCCTGATTTAACCGTTCCATATTGCCCAAAGGCTTCCTGTACCATGCGAGCCCAGAGGGATTTCCCGCTGCCTTGTTCACCGATCAGCATGATCGCGAGCGGTGCCTTCCGCGTCTGGTTCTGAGCCTTCCACGCAAGTAGTTTGATCGGCCAGTCCCAGTCATCCCCTAGTGTTTCCTCGAATAGATACTTCGTCAGGTCACGGAAGTGTGTCACGTCGCCCTGTTTGCACGGCTGTTCGCGCCAGCTGTTTAAAAACAGACCTTCCGGTGTCTTGACCAGTTCGGCAGCCCCAGGACGAAAGATCGTGTTGGCGTAGCGTCGGGCCATCGGGTGCTGGAGCCACGTCTTGGCCACGCTCTTCATCGACGGCTCTCCCTTGGCGTTGTAGACCGGAGCCTTCAACGTCGAATAGATCGAACCCTCGGTGAAGCTGGCTTTGCTGAGTGGCATTTCACCGTCAAGAGGCATGACCTTCTCTTCCTGCTCCAGATAGCATACCTTCTCGTTCATTTCGATGATGCGGATGTCCATGTCGGACAGCCCGTCCGTCGACAGCAGCGCCGCTTTGAACGCCTCGGCCCCGTGGGCAGCGATGAAGTCGTCGCAACCCTGTTTGTCGCCATCCATCCCCGCCGGTAGTCGCGCTCGCTTCACCTTGGCGCGCCGGCGCATCAGGTAGGACGCCAGACGCGCCTCGGCTAGTTGGACATGCGGGTTCGTATCAATGTCGGAGTCGAAAACGATGTAGACATCCCGACGCTCGAAGTTGAACCGCTCGAACATCTTGATCGGGAGTTTGTTGTCAGCCCACATGTAAACGCCGCCGAGCCCGATGAAGGGTACGCCAGAGTTAACTGACGCCGACAGCGATTTTACCTCGCCCTCGGTGATCGCAATAGGAATCGAGGGGTCTGCCATGACGCTGGACCAGTGAAGCCCCTCGATTTTTGGCAGATATATTTCAGGGGGTGTCCCCTTCGGTTGCTGGTAGCGGATCGCTTTCTTCTTCACACCTCCAGCCAACGGCGGGTCGAAGTACCGCACGCGGCAGAAGTCCAGCGGCTGTCCATTTTCGTCGTGGTACGGAAGAACGAGGGCTGGTCGCGGGTGGAAGTTCTCGGCAATAAGCTGCGCATCCTCCACAACCGTGAACCCTGCCCCGAAAGCGATCTGGGGAGGCACGGCGCGTTGCACGACGTAGTTTAGAGCAGCTGTTGCGGTATCTGTCATATTGGTGTCCTCGAAGCCAGAGACCTATCTGTAGTCCGCCAGAACTATCTTGGTCAAGGCGGGGCGTTGGCGTCAATATATGGTATACAGCGCCATCGCGAGCACGCACACCAAGAGGTGCCAGGCGATTATTTGAACGAATCCAACCATAGTTTCATATCCTTCTGATAGAGGTCTTCTACTTGTCTGCGGTATGGGCTGTTGGTTTCTGCCATGCCGCGCGTCGAGTTCCGCCGAGGCAGCTTGCCGTACAGTGCATGATACCCGCCACGATACCAACCTAGCGGCAGGTCTTCTTGAATTATGACGTCAATCCCCGTCAGATTCTCCGGCAGATACATGTGTTGCGGTCTCAAGTGAGCTTCGCCGTTCCGCTCTTCCGGCGACAGGTGCAGGAACCACTGGCAGAATTTGTCCAGTTCTGTGCCTTTTGGCACACCCATCTTAAGTAGCATTGTGTCCGGTCGGTGCGGGTAACGCACCTTGTTCTTCCACGTCGATACGAATCGTCTCCACGGGTGTCGGATGATGGTGAAGGCTGGCGGGCCTTTCGGATCGTACTCGGCAGTCTCCAGACGGTTTTTGGCCATACGTCGTACATCCTCGATAGTGTAAGATTCCAAATGGCCCATCGCGGTCAGCACAGACGTGCCGGCACACTTCGGGATGTTAATGTACTGGTGGTGTACGTCTTTATATACGGTGGTCATAGGTTGAAGAATCCTGTACGCCGACTGGCCGGTGGAATGGCTATGTCAGACTTGTGTTTGATGCCCAAGTTATAGGGATGATGGTCAAGTGAGTAAACGAGATAGTTCGGTTCCTCGTGCGTGACCCGTCCTGGAATACCGCTCAGTTTGGCCGCTTTCTTGGCCGCTTTGATCGTCGCCTTCCGGCCTTCTACATCCGTCAGGTCGCACTGCGGGGCCTCGATCTCGCCCCACCACGGCGTCAGGTCGGCTTGTAGTCGTGGGGCGGGGCGTTCGTAAAGGGACACGTCCCAGATAGCTTGAGGGGCCTCTGGCGGACGCCACGATGAGCGTGCGAGGATAGCGCGCAAGACGATACCGTCCTCGGGCGAAGCGATAAGCAACCGCATCCAATCCCTATGCCAGTTGTGCATGCGTTGCCTCAAGGCGTTCGGGTTCGGCACCTGCTGCGGCGGTTTGACCTTTAGGGTCGGATAGGCTGCGGTCGCGATGGCGGCTTGCAGGATCAGCTGGCATGCGTTCAGACTGTACCCGTGATCTATTGCCAACCAAGTTGGGATAGGGAATCGCTCGACCCCGCCTATGCCAGGCCCCGCACCCATTGCGCAATTCGCATAGTCGGGGTGCTCTATGTCTGGATAGTTCCGCTCGCACCAGCTTTCAAGAGATTCTGACTGCTCCCTAGTGTAACTGGAGAACAGATGTTCTTTGTCGCGCCAGACGTCAAACGCGATGCCGAACTGGCCACGGTTGAAAGTCTGACTCTCGGCCATCTGATTGAACTGTAGTAGCCAATCAGGAGTCAGTTTTGTTTTTGGATATTGAAACACTATTCAGTCCTCAAAATGGGGGTTCGTCGTCGTCGAAGGAAGGCTTCCATACGACAGACACACCATGCATCTGCCATATGAAGTCTTCTAGGTTGTCAGCCCACATGTCTCATCCATCGTTTTCAGGATAAACAAGATCAAGACACCTTTCGGTGCGCCACTCGACGGACTCATAGATAAGCATAGAATAGTCGTAGAGGGGTGAGAGCGGGTTAAGCTGAACGAGCATCTCGTAACGTATATCCATGAGCCGGTCTAAAGCCTTCTTACGACTGCTATGAAACCAAGCGGACGTGCAGTCATCGTAAAGTTCGAAGGCTTCGGCCCTAAGTTCGGTGAGACCCTTAGCGGAAGCTGGTGTCGCAGCGATTGCTGCGACTACCAGAATGTGAACAAATCTACGCATCACTTCTTACCTTTGCCGCCCTTGGCACCGTCAGACTTGCCGCGTGAACCGCCGCCCCATCCGCCTTTGCCATTCGGGTTTTCACCAGCGCGACCTACCCCTTTGTCGTTACCAGGATTACCCTGACCCCCAGAGCCAGCACCAGCACCGCCCCCAGAGCCGCCATTCCCATCTGACCCACCTGATCCACCAGTACCAGAGCCGCCAGAGCCAGTACCACCGCCAGAGCCAGTACCACCACCGCCAGTTCCATGTCCTCCCGATCCGCCGTCGTCAGTACCGGACTGACCGCCAGAACCGCCAGAATTCCCACCAGAACCACCAGCGCCACCAGAGCCATTAGAAGGACCGCCAGAGGACTGAGTGCCGCGCAAATTGCGATCCCCGTCATCAGAGTCAGCGCCAGAGTCAGCGCCGTTAAAGATGTCGCTTCCATTACAATCTCCCTGCCATGCTGTGCCACCTGTGTTTGGAATAGGTCGACACTCGTTTTGCTCGGTCGCGTATACTGCGGTAGCCATAAAGACCGCCGACGTTGTGAGTAAAAGAAATTTCATATCTGAGTCTCCTCGTTCGCCACCTTGGCGAGTGTTACAATTTCATTCGCATCGCTCGTGATACGCCTTAGTTCACGGTCCACTTCGGCAGAGATGCCGTCGAGTTCCTCGGACATGTCTCTGATGTCTCCCGACTTCATCTCAATGTCGTCGAGTATGTCCGCGATAGACCGCAGTTTTAGCTCATAGTCCTCCTCTTGTTCGCGGAGTTCTCTTGTCAGTTTCTCCTCCGCTTCTTCTAGCTGCTCTTGCACATCTTCCAATAGGTCAAAGATATGCGAGAGTGATGGGTGTAGCTCGCGCGCCATCGTCAGTTCATGGGCGCTGAGACCGCCCCGTAGAGCGCTGGCGCGGATGATGTCGGGATAGATGTCAGTTCGCATTTGAAGTCTCCGCAGCTTCGGCGGCCACCTTGAACAATAGCGTGGCCACGTTTTCAATCCGATCATCCCCAGGAAGAGGGCAGTCCCCCTCCCTGAAGATGGCCATTGTCTCGTGCAGCGCATCGTCAACCAGAGACGCGATGTGCTCATCCTGTATGGTCGTATCATGACCTGATACAGCATTGTCGTAGCGCTGTCGCCATGCGTACATGTTACGGTCGAGGCTCATGCCGCAAACTCGCGCTTGATAAGGCTATCTGGATACTTGTAGCGACGACCGTCCGCCTTCTCTACGATCCAAGGATACTTTGGAGCCTTGAAATTGTAGTCGACGATCCTCGCACCGTTATCAGATACCAGCTTGAGTCCAAGGCGCTCAGCCTCGCGCTCGGCGAAGTCTTGACCATGCGTCTTTGCGCCAGCGTCTTTCAAAGTGATTTTGAAAGTTGCTTGCACGTCGTCATACGATGCGCTACCGACTGTCACCTCGTAACGGTTTGCCAGATCGGATTCATCAAGTAGTTTTTGCAGCGCTGGGCGCAAGTCTTTACAGGTATTTCTGTCCATTGTTTAAGTCCTCATTCAATGGGTTTCAGTTAGTGCTCAGTCCTCAATACTGTCGTTATATTCTTCGACAATTTGCTCCAGAAAGTGCCGCACACGCGACTCCATCTCGCCGTATAGGATCGTGGACGCGAGATTGTGAATCGTGATTTCGTGCGGCAAGCCAATGTCTGCCAGAAATTCCTCACCGTCGCTAACGTCACACTCGGCGCAGAAACGCAGAGCCTTGTGGTGATAGATGACAAATTCGTGGCCATCGACATGCTCGGACACGGAGTCCGTCAGCGTATGGTCGAAAGCGTCAATCTCTTCGCCATCCTCGCAATAGTCGTCTTTGTAGATGTCAAAGATTTCCTGCGCGATAGATTTGCACTCTTTATCCAGTGCGTAGTCGTCAAACCGTTCAGTCATTATAGCGTCCTCTTGATTCGCTTTAGATAGTTGTACTCTTGACGTAACAATGTGTCAAGAACATGAAATTGATAGGCCTTATTCGAGACTCATCCTCTTGAATTGAAGCCATCGACCTCGCGCGCGACCGTATCTCGATCGTCGTGGTCCGCATCCAGTTCCATCAGACTGCGCGTTTCGTCGTGATGCTCGACCAACCATTTACCGCCTGATACGGGTTTGATAGCAGTCACTGGACCAGCGACGATCCAGCGTCCGGCGCTCACATAGGCGGGATACCAGTATTGGCGTCCTGCGCGAACTGGTTCAGGCTGCGCGTCTTCCCATGCTTCCCATGTGTCGCAGAACCATTGCAGCCATTGATTGGCGCGACTGCAACCGTAGACCGCTCGCACGTCATTGTCTCCGACTTCATGCCAAAGTTCCATCGCGCAGCCATAGCGCCAGCCTTGCCAGCGACAATAGTCGTCCAGGAGTTCGCATAGATCGTTTTCGGGAATGTCTGCTATGTCGCGCGCCGCTATTCGTTCGCGCGCATAGTGGTCGAAATACACGTATGCAGATATATCGTCAAACGTACCTGTCAGCGACTCGTTGCCAATAGTCGCGCAATAAGTGTTGGCTGGCGTGCGATATATCCAGCCTGAACCGTCTGCAAATATACATATCTCTTGGAAGGCTTTTCCGTTCTGATACTGCAGATCGGCGAGTCCAAGCGATAATATGCGGCAGACGGTGTCAAAATTCCTATCTGTGTCGTTAGGCGTATAGTACTGCGCTGTCGCGCGAAATTCATTTAGTGTCAACATGGTTTAGTCCTCGTTGTTTCGACCGCGGTCGAGATTGGTGCCAGGCGCGCAACAGTGCGCGTCCAGCTTCAGTTTGCAGTGCAATGGTGGCGCGATTAGGGCGTGCCGTGGTCGCGTTCGATTGGCGATGGCAGACCTAGTTCGACGCGCAAGGTTTCCATTGCCTCGCATATGGTTTCCCATTGGGAGTCGTAATGATCGTCGCCTTCTAGCAGCGCGGTTTCCCTATGGTCTGCCAAAACGTCCCATATATGGTCGAAGGCGTCTTGAGCGTCGTTCAATACCGTCATGGCTTTACCTTTCTTTTCGCGTCTGCAGTCATGCGCAGACTGATGCACAAGCCTTCGCCAAAGGTTCGACCAGTGTATTCCACGCCTTTAATTGTGGCGTATGCCTGATACTGCCGCGAACCGATATACGAACGGACTCGCCAGCCTGAACCTAGATAAATGGTGCCAAGCCTTTCACCCGTCCACGTGGTCAACCATCGCCTGCAGGTCGAACCGTCGACCAGTTTCCCGACATACGCGACCAGCCTTTCCGGTGGCGCGCTCAGGATGTCGTATTGTTCAACTTGGTCAAGTGCAGCGTTGCGCGCGTCAAGGTCGCGCAGTGTGGGCTCAATGGTCATTATGCTGACTCCTCGTTTCCATAGGCGGATTCAATCTCTGCGCTGCAATGGTCGCAATACAATTCTGATTCATAGTTCACGTCGACAGCGTAAACCTGCCATCCGTCGTCAGGCCATGACGCGTCGCGCGACTTCTGCAGCGTCGACCGCATGAGAGTCTTAAACTCTGTTTTCGCGCAGTCTTTGCATATACATCCACCATCAGTCGTAATCAGATAGGTTGGATAGCCTCCAGGAAATACATATGGTTCCCGAATGATCCGTTTGAGTGATTTCAATCCGTTCATTGGTTCAGCCTTCCATTTCAAAGTTGGATTCAGGTACAAGCCAAAGGTCACCGTCTTGATGCAATAGGTAAGTGACTCCCATACCATCAGTGACCTTGGCTCGATCCAGGATTTCGGTCCACACGTCCCAATAGATGTCGGACACGGACTCGTCGTTCGGACCTTTGGCCAATAGGTCAAGGTCGTTCAGGTCGACGCCTTCGACGTACTGGCGTTCAATGGTTTTCGCAAAGTGTTGCGGGATGTAAACGCCACGCGCAGAGTCGGCGTAGAGAATAGCGTTGTTCAGGTTCAATTCTTCCATGTGTTCAGCCTTTCTTAGCAACCGTTCAAAATTTCTTGCAGCATGCCGGATTCGTCGTATGGCATGCAGTCATGCCGCGCGGCAAAGATAGAGACGCCAGCGCGCTGGCAGTATTCCATTCGGGATTCAACCGTCATGGATTCCCAATATTCGCATGCTTCAGTCCACTCCAATTCCGACCAATGGTCCTCGTTTAGAATTGGATAACCGCTGAGTGCGCACGCGATTTCATCAGCCTTTTCCAGTGCAATAGAATCGCTGGCATGGATCGCTATCCATTCAACCCAACCAACAGCCCAGTGCGACTCGCTGATGACTTTCACAGTGTCGGATTCGCCGCCTAGCTCGTTCAGCGCGCAAGCAAAGTTCGAGCGAGTCACGCTGTCGCTGTCGCGATGCTGACTGATAAACACGTAACACTTGCTCGAATAGAACCAGTCATCACAGTGTTGCATAAACGAGTCTGGACGCGTCCAGCGCTCAAGATGTTGCGGTGTATAGGTCATGTCGGATTCCTTTCCTAGATTGTCCGGTGATGGCGCGCACATGGCGCGACATCGCAAGGCAATCATTTGAGTATGTAATAAACCCAGTGTTTGCCATTGTGGCGACGTATGCAGGCACTGTTAGCGAACGCGCCTGCATCATACCACTGGCGACGTGTGACTCGTGTGGCGTGTTTCATGGGTTCAGCCTTTCCTAACAGTGATGAAACCGGATTCCGCGCGCAGCGTCACAGGTTGACCAGCCTCGAGTCCGAGGTTCGAGACGGTCGCGCCAGTGATGTCTATCACCGGTCGACCAGCCTTTCCCGAGACTCTTCGAACGCGTCGACCGTCGACCTTGGAGTCCGACGTGGTGACGCGCGCAAGGTCAAAGCCTTCGACGTGTTCGACAAGAACCCATTGCGCGCCATGTGTGAAACCGTGCGCAGTCAGGATGTCGCCCTCAAGCCAAAGACGCTGTTTACCTTTGTTCAATCCTATCTTCCGTGTGGCCGTGGTCATGACAAGACTCCTTGTCCTATTGTGAGATATGCGGCGATCGCCGCAACGACGTAGGGATTCATGAGAATGCGCAACATATCAGCGCACCCACGACGGCAATGCGGGAGTCTGAACGAGCGTTCTAACAATCACGTCTGACTCGTCGACGCGTTCAGAACCGTGGAAAGGTTCGAAGTCGCGTTGTGTCCAGCCTGCGACGTTGCAGGCGGTCGCGATGGCGTTCAGGCGCGACCGTGTGGTTACAGTGTTCCAACCTGCCAGCGTCATGGTCAACATATTCAGGCCGTGGTCATACGTTGCTATTTCATTACCGTGCAGGAACACGCGAGTCAGGTCGTCTTGTGTGGTGACCATTGTATTGCGCGACTGCATATGACCTTTTCCGGCCATTGCTTGGATCATTTCTTTTTCAACTTTACGCATTTCGTTCGCTCTTTCGTGTTTGTAGGCAACGACAAAACCGCGCCTTTCGTGCATAACAATTTATCGCCAATCACGAAAACAACAACGCGTTAATAACGAAACAGCGCGTTCGCGATTTGGAAACGCCCGGCGATGTCGTTCAAGCCTTTGGTTTTACACGTGTTTCTGCATTGCGTAACGCTGTCGAGGAAACATGAGAAAATCGGAAAACCTTTTTTTGTTTTAACGAACACACCTAACAACGCTATTTCACGAATCCGAATCTATGCTTTTCGTTTTCGTGTTTTTCTGTTGTTAGGTCAAAACTTTTCAACAAAAAAAGAAAAGCTGAAAAAGTCGTGTTATCGTTTTGTTGTTAGGTTTCCGTCGCGCTTTAGCGCACCCATTGCCGCGCACCCGACCACCCAACAACAAAACAACAGCACAACCTAACAACAACGCCACGTCGTGACTTAGTGATCTCGTTATGTCGTGTTTGCGTGATCTCGTTATATACGACGAAACTAGACGACCGCGATGGCGTGTCAGTTTCGCAACACAGTGTGGCCAAAATGCAATGTGTCCGTGTACGCAACAATAGCCAGGCCTCGAAGCTATTGAAGCCATCCAGGAACAAGGCAACATTGAGGCAAAATTGTGGCGAAATCGAGGTAGGGGGGCCCGGCCCCGCCGATCGCATGCTTGGCCATCATTGTTGCGAAACCACCTAGCCCCCAAATTTCTCAACCGTCAAGAATTTAACAACTCAAAAACAAAACAACAAAGCCATTTGACAAATCCAAAATTTTCCGCCACAAATTTTTCAACCAGTCGAGGACAGCCAGATGACCCTTGAAGAACTCAAGCAACGAATATTGGAAACGGGCTACCTGCCCGAGTGGCTCAAGGACAACGTGGACCTGATGGGCCAGGCCGGGACCAAGCTGGTTTTGCCCGTCACGACACCGCCCCAGCCCGAAGGCAAAAAATGGTGCCCTCACGCGCGGGTCAACCTTGGTCAGACCCCCGGTTCCAACGACAGCTTCAACCGCATGGCCCGCGCGCTACCCGAGGGCGGTCTCGAAATTTCGACGGTCGGGGCGTTCTGCATCGAAGGCGCGTGCCAGATGTGGACCGGCGAGGACTGCGGGCTCAAGGCTTTCAGTCCGACGATGAAGTCGTTTTTCAGCGGCGAGAGCGCGCAGCTTCGGGTGCTGATGAAGAAATTGGTCGAGGAGGACACCCCAGATGCCAACACTGGCGACGCTGACCCCGCTGGAGGAACTGGCGATACAGATCCGGCAGTCGATCCGTGAGCAAGGCGGTCGGTGCATGCCCTCAGCGGCCAGGATGCTTGCCGCCTTGGCGGTCGACGAGGGGAAGTTGGTTCATTACGAGACGCTTTGTGACCGGATGTCCGGCGCCGGTTACACCTACACAAGCGATTACGAGGTTCGGAATTACGTGAGGCATGCCAAGAATGCCTTGAGGTCGATCAACTCGACCGCTGAAATTATAAACTACTCCGGTATGGGGTACACGTTGAAAGGTTGGACATGAGAGTTTTTTTGATTATCGCAGCACTGGTCTGCATGGCCGGCAGAGTTGCGTCAGGCACGATCGAGCAAAATACGGAGAGCGGTCACACGCAGACGATCTTCACCGGCTCGGACATTTCTTGCGAAGACGCGAATGCCTATGACCAGCACTGGGGTACCTTCATGGAGGTCAAGGGCTACGCCGCGCCGATCAACACGTTTGCCAACCTGTACGACAAGGAAAGCGGACGCCAGTTTCCTCAGGTCGTCGTCTTCGGAGATGGAGGCAGTGTAGCGACATCCGACCTGTACTGGGCCTGGGGATTCGACCCCACGACCGAAGAGGTCTGCCTGATCGCCGTGGGAAGTCGCTAGACGTGATGCAGCAGTTTTACGTAACCAAACCGGACGCGGACGCCAAAGCTCGACGAGCGTTCATCAGAGGGTTCGTGACAGCATCGGCGATTCAGCTGGCCGCCGCAACCGCCCTGATCTTTCTCTTTGGCTAGACACAACGCGGCTTTGAGTTTACTGATGGACTTGGGTTCGCCAGAGCCAGCGCCCTGTCGCCGTTGTCCTCCGGTGGCGGGGCGCACCCACAGGAGGTCGATATGAACAAGTTTGGAGGGGAGACAGGCGATCCGCTGCTGGACCTCGCGCTGGCGCGGCTTCAGGCCGAGGGATGGGGCGAGAACTGGTCGGTCACCAAGAAGCGGAAAGCGCTTCTGAAGTTCGGGCGGCGGGCAAGCATGACCGCCAATACGTTGACCACCGTGTGGGAAAATCCCGGCGTCAACGAGGTGTATCTCAGCCCTGACGATGGTAACCTGATTGATACCATGTCCAGCTCCTCGACTGCCGACGTCGGCGACACCATCGTTTACGAGGGCCATTACTGGGGCGGGGTCAACGGGGACGAGTTGATCTTTGCGACTGGCCGCAGTATCGCCAACGGGCAGAACAAGGTCACGCTGAACCGCCCGTACTGCCGGTTGAACCGAGCGTTCCACGAGGGCGACACGCCAGGCCAAGGCGATTTTTATTTCTATCAGGACAGCGCGATCACGAACGGGGTTCCTGACGACGACGACCTCGTGCATCTGGTCATCAAAGGGACAGACAACGAGACCCAGAGTTACAAAGGCGCAACTTCGATTTCATCGCAGGACGCGTGGATCGTCACGGCGCTGACCTTCGGCGTGCAGAGGAATCAGGCCGGGGCCGTCGACTTCATCCTTGAGGATCGCAACGCCAGCCTGATGCAGGTGTTCCGACCGGTCTTCGGACGTTTTCCGGTAAACACCGCCGGCACGACCGCGCTGCGGATAAATTTGAACCCGCCCATCATCATCCCACCGAACCATGACGTACGACTAGTGGGAATCGCATCGGCAAACAGCATCACGGCGTCCGGCACAATGTCCGGCTACTTGGCGATCAAAGAAGGCCCTTTAGCGACAAGGTAGGAGAGCGACGTGCCGCACAGATCCGAAAAGAGCGTATCGAGGCCCTGTCGCCGGAAGACTACGCGAAGATGATACGGATACTTGTCCGGGCGCGATTTGCGAGGTACATAGGGTTTGTGATACCCATTGATAAGCTGCTCAACGAGCAGCCATTGTGAAAGGAAGGTGATCTATGACTTGGCTTGAGGCACTGCGCAACGCCATTCGTAACTTTCTCATTACCAGAGAAACCGAGAATGTCGTTACAGACGTGGTAAACAACGGGCTGACCCCCGCTGACATAGTCATCGTGGACGCCTTCCTGGCCCAAACGATGCCGTAATGACTGACAAATTTCCCAAGCCGGTATCTGCGCCGAGTGTCCCCAAGGCATTCGACGGCGAAATCTATCAGGCGGTCGGCAAGTATGCAAGGTCGGCTGTCCTTTTCGCGTTTGAGCAGAACGGCGGCGCTGAAGGTCTGGCGAATTGGGCTGTCGAAAACAAAGACGAGTTTTACACGAAGCTGTTCCCGAAGATCATCGCACGGGAAAGTGAGGTGACCCATCACCGGTCGGTTGACCAGCTGATGGACGTCATCGACGGCGACTACACGGTCGAGGGCGAGGTCATCGACGAGGGCGATGTCTGGAACACTGGCGCCGACGAGGAATGCCAATCAAAAGCAAGTTTTGCTATGCAGGAAGATCGGCAACCAACATCGGCAATCGACGGCGAAGAGGACGATTTTGTCCACTTAGAAGGGACAGACTTAGTGGAGTTTGAAGAATGAGTGATGCACAACTACGGCCCTGCCCGTTTTGCGGCGGTACAGATGTCATAATTGAGGGTCAGGGGCAGCTTTGGCGCGGAGTAAAAGGCTACTCAGACCCGCAGTATTTCACCCTTACGCATCACGGAGAACTAGCTGGTGATGGGTTTCAGAAGTGCCACGTTGTGTTTCGAGGACGTACCCACGACGAAGTTTTAACGTACTGGAATGGTTCATGAGGCAGGGCCACCGAGACGTCGTGAGATTGTCGCCAGAGGAAGCGCGAATTGTGCAGTTCCTCCAAGAGAGCCGTGCCACCCACCCACTCTACATGGAAAAGTGTTTGAAGGTTGTGGCAAAGGACTCCAGCCTTGTGCCGTTCGCCCTGAACGACCCGCAGAAGATCATACACGCGAAAATCCAGAACCAGCTCCACGAACACCGGATGGTCCGCGCGATGATCCTGAAGGGTCGTAAGCAGGGTGCTTCTACCTATATCGGCGGTCGGTTTTACACGAAAACACGCCTCTGGAAATACCGTCGAGCGGTCGTGATGGCGCACGTCACCACGTCGTCGAAAGACTTGTTCACGATGGTGCAGAACTTCCACAAGAATGACCCAATGGCCTTACAAGCGGAGCGAGCCAGTGCACAAGAGTTTAAGTTTTCAAATGAGAGTTCCTACGCCGTGGCAACGGCTGGTTCTGGAGAAACTGGTCGAGGGGCAACGCCTTCACTCGCTCACCTATCTGAAGCGGCTTTCTACCCCAATCCAGAAAAAACCTTCGCGGGGTTCGTGAACTCCATCCCGATGGCCGACGCCACAGAGGTGATCGTCGAGAGCACGGCCAACGGCATAGGCAACGAGTTCCACCAGCGTTGGATGCGGGCCGAGGCGGGGCTCAACGACGAGAACGCGGGCATTACGTTCATTCCGATCTTCATCCCGTGGTATTTGTCGCCGGAGTATCGGCTGCCCGCGCCGGTAGGCTTCCAGCTGCGGGGCGAGCCCGAGGGCGATGGTCTGCCGTCTGAACGCGACATCGCGGACATGTACGACCTTGATCTAGATCAAATGGCGTGGCGCCGGTTCTATGTCGAGCAACAATTGAACGGCAACATACAGACGTTCATGCAAGAGTTCCCATCCTCGCCGTCAGAGGCGTTCCAAGCGACGGGTCTGGAGCTGTTCATCAAGCCGATATTCGTCCAGCGTGCGCGAAAACGCACCGACATCAAAGCGTGGGGGCCTCGGATTCTGGGCGTTGACCCAGCTGGTTTGGGCGGCGATAAGTTCATGTGCACCTTCAGACAAGGTCATGTGGTCCACTGGCAAAAGGGCCGGAAAAGCATGGAGCCCGGTGAGGAACAGGTCGAATACGTCGCCGATATGATGCGCGAGAACAACATCGACCGATGCAACATCGACTACTCGGGCGGCTGGGGACAAGCCCTTCTCGCCGGCATGCGCGAGAGATACCCTGACCTCGGTGAGAAGTGCTATCCGGTCGACTTCGGGTCCAAATCACAGGCCAAACAGGTCAACCCGCACAAGCCAGGCCCACGGAACCGCCGCGCGGAGATGTATTCGCGCGCCCGTGACTGGCTTCAGTTGCCGGAAGGGGTCTCAATACCCGACGACAACGAACTTCAGTCGGACTTAGGCGCGATCGGCGTCCGAATCTCCGGCCAGAGCACCGATTTGGTTCTTGAGAGTAAAGTCGACATCAAAAACAGGCTTCAGAGGTCGCCCGACGCGGCTGATAGCTTTGTTTTGACCTTCGCCGTGCCGGATCGGGCCGTCCAGACAGACTTGACCCCAAGCAAGCCGACGAGTAATGATCGTTTCAACACTGGAGTACCTGCAAAACAGCCGATGGACGATCCATTCTCAGGCGGTGGACAGCACGGGACTTTCGATTCAGGCGGCGGATGGATGCTATGATTAAATCAGATACGATGCCGGACCGTCGCTCAAAGCGGACGATCCAACACGACGCGGAAGACGCAACCAAGTTCTATCGCTCGGTCCGCGAGGAGTATCAGAAGGACGTCGACGCCGACCGGCACAACATCGAACCCGCGCGCGAGGACATGCAGTTCACGATCGGCGACCAGTGGGATCTGAACCTGAAAAATCGACGTCAGCGTCTCAAGAAACCGACTCTGACGGTAAACCGCCTTCCGGCGTTTGTCGCCCAGTACCTCGGCTCGTGGCAGCAAACCGACACGACCATGAAGCTCCTGCCTATGAAGGGCGGGTCCAAGCTGATCGCCGAGATCCGTCAGGGCCTGATGCGCACTATCGTACGCACCCCAACGGCCAAGCACGCGCTGTATTCAGCGATGGAGGGCGCCTACATCTGCGGGGTGGGTAACTTTGGTTTGGAGCTGATCGAGAACAAGTACGATTTTTTCGTGAAGGACATGCAACTGATCGCTATGGAAGACCCGTTCCAGGTGATTTGGGACCGGAGTTCGTCCGAACCTACCGGCAAGGACGCGAAGCGCTGTTACGCCATGTTCTGGATGACCAAGTCCGACTTCAAGGACATGTACCCGGAAGCCAAGGACGAAGGCGGCTGGTCAGCAGATGAACTCGATTACTCGACCATGACCGCGCACGGCTGGGAGACAGACGACATGATTCGCGTCTGCCACTTCTGGCAGATGAAGGAAGAGCCCGCTACCGTAGCGATCGAACGGGGAACCAACGACGTCATCGACATCACGGGCTGGGATGACAAACGCATCGAAGAAAGCGTTGAACTTGACGAGAACGGCGAGTACATGATTCGGGAGACGGTTCGCCCCTACGCCGAGTGCCACGTATTGGGCGGCAAAGAAGTTCTTGAGGGGCCGTTCCGTCTCAACATTGACCGCGTACCTTATTTCCGCGTCGAAGGCTGGAAGCTGAAAGAAGCATCCGTCAACTTCCGGTGGGGCTTCGTCCGCAACGCCAAAGACCCCCAACGCCTCCACAATTACTGGCGCTCTATTCTCGCCGAAGAGTTGATGAAGTCGCCCGCATCCAAGTGGCTTCTCGACCAGTCGGCAATGAAATCAGGCTTGGCCGACGCCTTCAGGAACGCTCACCTGAGTGGCGACAACGTCCTCTTTTGGGACAGTCAGAGCGACGGCGCCAAGCCTGAATTTATTCCGCCGCCCATGATTAACCAAGCCGTTCTGACCGAAGGTCAGATGACCGTGCAGGACATCAAGGACGTCACGAACAAGCACGAGGCGTCGATGGGTGTGCAGTCGAACGAACGCTCGGGCAAGGCGATCACCGCCCGCCAACGGGTGTCTGAGCTTGGCGATAGGATCTATCTGGAGAACATGGACATGGCTCTGGCCGAGTGCGGTCGGGTCATGAACCAGCTGATCCCAGAGGTCTACGACACGCGCCGGTCCATCATGATAACGGGCGATACTGACGACGTCGTGGTCCAAGAGATCAACGGCGAGTTCGGCGACAAGACACCGGACATTACCAAGGGTAAGTACGAACTGACGTACACCACCGGTCCTTCCTACGCCACGAAACGCGAGGAAGCCACCGAGACCATGCTCACGCTGATGAACCATATGCCACAGCTCGGCAACTACATCGCCGACATCATCGCGCGCAACATGGACATACCCGGCGCCGACGAGATCGAGGAACGTCTCGCCATGCTGCTGCCTCCGGGTATGCTGGACTTGCAGCGCATTCCCGAACGGCGCCGCGTCAAGCTGGAAGCGCAGATGGAGCAAGCTCGCCAGCAGCAAGCGCAGGAGCAGCAGATCAACCAGTTGGTCATGTCCAAGAACATCGAGAAGCTCATGGCCGAAGTGGCAGAGCTTCGCGCACGCGCGATGAAGTCCGAGGCACAGGCGATGGTTGCAGGCTCTCAAGTCGGCGTCGACAAGTTCAAAGCCGAGACCGAGCGGGATTACAAAGAAGACGAGATTGTAATCAAGGCCGCCGAAACAGGTGTTAAAGTTGACAAGAACGAGAATGACCGCTTAAAGATGGGCATGGAAGCCGCCTTCCGAGTGGATGACGCGGACAGACAAGACAGAGCAATGGAGCAATCAAATGGCCGGCAAACGAGTGAAAGCGAAAACCAAGGTACGGGGAATGATGGGTAAGCTCAAAGGGGCAGCCCGCGCGCTGTCGCCTTCTGGGACTGCCGACGTCCTTTCCGATTATCTTCTGCCGAAAGGCAACATCGCGTCCAAGAACAAGGGCAAGAAGAAGATGGTCAATGGCCGCAACTGATTTTTAACCTCAGAGGACATCTACAATGAACGTACGTAACTTCAAGCTCGACGACGAGCTGCCCGATGAAGACGCTGTCGAAATGACAGAGGAATCGAAGCGCCTGGCTGCCGAAGCCGAAGCCGCAGCCGCTGCCGCGTTGGAGGACGACACCGATGACGATGACCGAGACGACGCAGATGATTCCGACGACGATACGGAACCAGATGACGACGACACTGCCGGAGTTGCGGACAGCGATGACGGTGGCGACGATGACGACGTCGATGAAGCTCGCGCGGCAAAGAAAAAGGCTGCAGAAGACGGAAAGCCCAAAAAGCAGACCGCCGAAGAGCGCATAAAAGAGATCACCGAAGCGCGACGGAAAGCGGAGAAAGAGGCTTTCGACGCCGATATGCGTGCGCTCGAACTCGAAAAACGCTTGGAAGCGCTTGAGGCGAAACAGTCTGACACTTCGCGACCAGCTGCGAAACCGAAGCCCAATCCCGACGACTACGAGTATGGCAAGGTCGACGAGAAGTATGCTGAAGCCATGATCGACTGGCGCGCGGCTCAGAAAGAGGCCGAACTGGAGGAGAAGTACTCCAAGCGCGGAGAAACAGACAAAAACAAAGAGTTGATCGAGCATTACCGGAAGCGTCACGCTGCCGTGGCGTCTGAAGGCGCCAAGAAATACGGCGATGACTTCAAGATCGTCGAGGAAACGAACTTCACCCCAGAGTTGGCCCGAGATCTTCTCGATTCCGATCAGGGAGTTGACATTTCGTATTTCTTGGCCAATAACATTGACCAGCTTCGCAAGATGGTCAGCCTTGAAAAGGGCGATAGGGCTAAAATGCTCGGACGTCTTGAAGAGCGGTTCTCGGCCCAGGCTTCTGCCGGAAAGAAGCGCACGTCCGCACCTGAAACGCCAAGCCGCAAAAAACCGGCTGCGAAGAAGCAAGTGGACAAACGGTATGGGCCTGACGATCAAGACGAGTTCGATAAGGCCTTCTGGAGCATCTAAAGCGGAAAGGCTTTGAACAATGACGATTACAGTCCCTCAGTCCCGGCTGATCCTCAAGGCGATTATGTCGACCTTGCGGAACAACCTGGTTTCCTCTGATCTCATCGAGTGGGAAATGCACTCGACTGAAATGAACGACCGCAACGGCTTTGTCGTATCCGAGCAGGTTGGTCCCGATTACGTCATCACTGAAACCGATGGCGCTGTCGCGAACCTCTCATCGGGCGTGCAAGACACCGTGTTTGGCGCTCAGACGTTCACCCTGAACAAGGTCTTCGGACTTTCGATGGGCGCGTCCGACATCGAATCGGTTACGGACCTGCAGTCCGCGCGTAAGAACAAAGCGCTGATGAACGGTATCTCGCGTTTGGCAAGCCGGATCGACTACCACATCTTCGACACTGCGGTGAAAACCTTCCACCTTTCCACGGGTGATTGGGGTTCCGACATCGACGTACCTCTTGAGTTCGCTCAAGCGCGTACCCGTCTGGCCCTGAACTCGCTGGAATCGGACATGGACATCAACGCGGTTCTGACCCACGTTGACCACCAGAACCTCGCCCAGTACATCTACAACGATGCACCGGCGCTGTCCTCGGAAGCTCCTCGTGCGATGCGCAACGGCTTTCGCGGTCTTCTGGACAACATTCCGATCAAGGCGTCCAACCAGCTTGGCCGCATCACGACCGGTTCGCGGACACCTACCGCAACCGTCACGGTCGCGAGCGCGAACCAAGACGTGGATTACTCTGCGGCTGCAGACGCTGGCTCCAACGCCGGCTACTACATGACGCAGGAGATCACCCTCGCGGGTACGAACGGCCAAACCATCAATCCCGGTGAGGTCTTCACAATCGCGGGCGTGGAAGCGTTCGACCCTGAGATCGAACAGAACCGTGGCTTCACACAGCAGTTCACGGTCATCACGGGCGCCACGTTCGCTTCCGGTGCAGCTACCATCCGCATCTACCCGGCGATCATCGTCGGCGGCGGTACGGCGGTATCTGGTGCAAACGGTGTGAACCGCGCGCACGCAACGGTTGACGCAGCTCCGGCCTCGGGCGCGGCGGTCACGTTCCTCGGAGCGGCCTCCACGACCTACACGCCGCGTCTGATGTTCAAGAAAGAAGCTGTGGTCTGCCACTCGGCGCCACTCATCATGCCCTACACGGGCCAAGGCTTCCGCCGCTCTCTGGCAGATGCAGAACGCGACGGCACGGCACCCCTGATGCCGAGGCTGTGGTTCTACTCTGATCCCGATACCGGCGCACACCGTTGCCGTGTCGACATGTTCGTACAGGCACAGGCGCGCCAGCGCAGCATGGGCGTGAAGTTCTTCGGAACCGCCTAAGTGCTGACACTGCAAACCTGAAAACAGACCCGCCATTGACTTGGCGGGTCTTTTTTGTGAAAGATGTGTCACTATGATTAACCCTAGCATCAGCGTCCCCGGACGCATCAAGAGGACAAACGACATGGCGAAACTGACCCAGAACAAGTGGGTGGAGTACCCGAAGATGGTGTACACACCCGGTCTCGAAAAGCACACCATCATCCACTGCGCGGAGGAATGTCCAGATGGCTACTACGAACACGCAGAAGCGGTCCAAAAAGGGCAAAGTGTTGCCGAAGAAGCCGTTCAAGTGGGGGAAGACGCCGCCGCTGCCAGACTCGAAGCGGAGCAAGCCCAGCGCGAAGCCAAGAAAGCTGAAAAAGAGTACCGCCAAGAAATAATGGCGTATCTTGATGGGCATAACGTGGACTACGCCAAGAACTTGTCGACTCCGAAGCTGGAAGCGCTTAAGACGGAGTTAGACGAGTTCCTCGGCCAACAGGATCAAACAGATGACGGTACTGACTGACATCATCACGCCAGCGTTCCGCGAGTCCAACTACATCGGGCAGGGCGAGACGCCGACGACTGACGAGCAGACGGAGGCGCTTCGTCTGCTCCAAGCTATGGTGAACTCGCTCGCGGGATCGACCATAGGTATTAAATACAAGCCTTGGTACATCCCATACCCGTTCAACACCTCCCCCGACCAGCGCCAGCACCCAGCGTATCCGGGCGACCCGAACGCCCGTGACGCGCGGGATCTGAAGTACCCTCCGGTGCAGTCACGCGTGCTTCTGCGCAACACCTCGGCCCAGACAATCTACTTCCAATACCAGCCGATGGACGGCGCGATCATGTCGATCGTGGACGCCGGGTTCACCGCTAACGTAACGCTCGACGCCAACGGCATGTTTTTCGAAGTGGACGGCAACGACACTACGGTTACGCTGGAGCCACGCGGCGCAGGGCGCAACCCAACACGCGAGTACGTGTTCCGCGAAGACACGGCCTCTTGGAACCAGACACAGAATCTTATTCTGGGCGGCGAAATGCCCTTCCCGCAGATGTTCAACGACTACTGGATCACCGGCCTGGCCCTGCGTCTGTCGCCGACGTTCGGCATGAAACAAACCGAGGTGACTTTGGCGAGATATAAAGAAATGACCTCGTTCATACGCGGCTGGTACCGCCAGAACCAAGAGGTTCTGATCGGTGATGCCGGTACGCCCACATATCAATCGTTCCACACTGGCTTCTACGGCGGGAACCCTGACGCGGGGATGTTCTGATGCCGCCCCTTGATCTCAGCTTCTCCGATTTCCAAAGGGTCTACGCCGACCTGCCTCCCGCCGCGCTGCTCAACCGGTTCTTCGAGGAAAACCCGTTTCAGGGCCAGAAGCGGGCTGCCGTGGGCCGACCGGCAACGGAGATACTGGGCTTCTACGGTACAGGTCCAATCCGCAAGGTCTATTCCGAACCTGGTATCTTCAACGACGCCCTCTTCTTCGTGTCGGGGGATACCCTGTACCGGCGTGATACGGACGGCACCACGTACCCGATCACCGGCGTGATATACGGCTCTGGCGAAGTCAGCATGTCTTCCGTCAAGGGTCTCGATTACGAACGTCTGTTCATCGCGGACGGCAATCGCCTTCAATTCTACGGCGGCGGCACTCAAGCCACCGGCGTCATCAGCTTCTCGGGCGGCACCGATGTCGCAGCTGGCGACACCATTGAACTGAATGGGACATATTATGAATTTGAGACACCTGTATCTGGCGTTGTTTCTGACGGTTCGGGAACCGAAGCAAACCCGTTTAAGATCGCGATTGCTGGCACATACGCCCTATCTTTCGCGAACTTCGTCGCCGCCATCTCCTTCACTGGGACTTCGGGCGTTGACTATTCTGCCACACTTGCAGGACAGAACCAGAATTTTACTGCAGCGCTTAACTCGTCCGGTACTGAAGTTACCATCACTTCAAATCTGGACACCGCAGCCGCTAACGACTACACGCTCACAGTCTCGCCATCAGGAACCAACCTGACGGCCCCGGCGGGCGGCACACTGACCGGCGCCAACAACCACGGTCTGAGCGGGGTCGAGGTGCCAGACGGCCTACCACCGTCTCAGGTGGCCACACTCAAGAGCTACGTCATCGTCGCCATCGGGCGGACCGATCGTTTTTACTGGGTCGAGCCGGCAGCCGTGACCATTGACGCCCTGAACTTTGCCACGGCTGAATCCAAGCCGGACGAGATCGTGAGCCTTCAGGTCGTGCAGGATACCGCTTGGTTCATCGGCAAGTCGGTGACCGAAATCTGGTACGCGACCGGCAACGTCGACCTGCCTTTCAACCCCGTCGCCGGGCGTGTTTACGATCGCGGCGCCCTTGAGGGTACGGTTGTGAACATCAAGGGGACCATCTTCCTTGTTGACCAAGACTACATGGTCTATGCTATAGGTGGCCAAGCGCAACAAATTTCCAACCACGGTGTCGCTGAAACGATCCGCAAGGTTGTCGCCTCGGAGAGCTGAACATGACTTTGCTTTACACAACCTCAATGGACATTTACGGCTCTGGAGCCGCTACCGAAGTCGATGAGAACGTCGGCCTTGTGCGAGCGGGCTTCCTATTCTCCGAAACTGAAGGCCTCAACATTATCGGGGACGGGTTTACCAACGACCCCGTCGCATCCGGCGCGTCTCGGTGGGAGATGGAAGGTACGATGGGGATAGGCGTTCCCGCATGGGGCGCTCGGCGCGGCGACTTCGCGCTCTATTCCTCGGCCACGTTCCAACGGTTTTCCTCCTCTTCACCAACGTGGACGCAGCAAGGCGAGCAGTCCATGCGTATCGCCATTCCCGGCACCACCCAAACGACCCGCATTTTCCACATCGCCTTCTCGATCGACACATTGCCGGCTGTCGAAGGACACCAGGGCATGATCTGCAGCTTCCAAGACTCCGCAGGTGAAATACGCGGGTACCTTGGCGTGAACCCCTCGGGCCGTCTAATCCTTTACGCCGCCGACTGGGTCTCTGGCACGACAGCCCTGACCGGACCGACCCAGCTCGCGGTATCTGGATCGCCAGTTATCCAAGCGCAGACGTGGTACTCTATTAACATCAAGGTCGTCACGAACGCGTCCGCCACGACTGCGGATGTGGACGTCTATGTCGGCGACATCTCCGCGAGCAACCTCGCGATCGACGCGAACGGCGTTGCTTTGACCGACACTGGAAACAACAACATTGACATCCTCGGCCTTCTGCCGCCGTCGATGAGCATCGAGGGTAACGATGATTACCCAGTCGATGTTTCGACGCGCTGGGTACGCGACATCGTCATCTGCGATGCGAACGGAACGTACAACAACGACTTACTCGGTCAGGTGTTCGTGGCGGCGCAGGAAATGCGTAACGAAGACGAAGGCGGCGGCTGGACAGCTCAGCCCCGCGAGAACCTCGGGTCCGGTATCCTTGACCATGTCGACGCGTCCACCGGTGTGCGGATCGCCGACAACACCGCGTTCGAACTCGGTGCAGGTGCGTTCACATTGGAAGGCTTCTTCCGGTTTGACGCCATCCCGACCACGAACGAGTATATATTGTTCTCGAAATGGGACGAGACCGGTAACGATCGCGAGTACAAGCTCTCGTTCAACAGCTCCAACGACACGCTGCGCTGGACGATTACGACCGATGGCACAACCGAAACGATCATCCAGCAGTATCCCGTCGATATTGACTTCCGCAAATGGTATCACATCGCGGTGTGCCGCGAGGTCGTATCCGGCGTCGGCACCACACGGATGTTCCTGAACGGCACCCAGATAGGCGTCGACCGCACCGACAACAACACTTACCATGCCGGTAGCGCCCCGTTCGGGATTGCCTCCAGCTGGGATGTTGTCTCAGGTGTCCCGACCTTGGACACTGACAACGTGTTCGTCGGCTACGTCGACGAGGTGCGACTGACCAAAGGTGTAGCCCGCTACACGACAGATTTTGCCACCCCCACAGCACAGTTCGGGCGCGACGCCATCGACGACACCGATTTCGCCTCGGTCAGCTTGTTGGCTGGCTTCGACGGTGCCATCATCGACGAATCCAACAACGCCTTCACCCTGACCGCTGGATCGGGTGTGGCAGCAGAGCAGCCTGACGACGGCGACTTCAGCTACTCGGTCCTGAACCAGCGTATCGCATGGGATGACACGTACATTGAGGCTGTCAACACCCGGGCCAGCGCGATACTGACGCTGACAGCGAACCCGACCGCGGGCGAGACAGTTACGGTCGGATCGAAGACTTACACGTTCCGCACCACGTTCTCCTCGAACCCCGTGAACGAGGTCGACATCGGCGCTGATACTGAAGCAACGCTGCAGAACCTTCTCGCGGCGATTAACGCGGGCGCGGGCGCGGGAACGGCGTACGGTACAGGCACGACTGCCAACGCCGACGCGATCGCCTCGTCCGTATTTGACCCGCAGCTGTTCATCGACGCGGCCACACTGGGCGCATCCGGCAACTCGATCGCATCCACTGAGACACTCGCGAACGGCGCATTCGAGAACGGAGCGACCTTCACAGGCGGCGCCGACATCTCCGGCGCATCGGACTTCGCCGTAGAGCGGCTGCCGCTTGACGTCACGGGTATCCTCGGTGTGCAGGTCACAGGACGCGGCTACAAGTCAGATGCGGGTTCGGCCAGTCTGCGCTTCGACCTCGTCGGTCCGTCTGCGGGTGTGGACACCGGCGACGCGCTCGCGACCGACCTCAACCCCGCGTGGCTTCGCCAAGTATTCGAAGAAGACCCTGACACCGCAGCTGGAATCACCCCCTCGACGATCACAGGGGGTCGTATCCGCGTTAACAGGACTGCGTAATGACCGTCGCCTCACTCTCCGGCCTGGCCGTACAAGTTGTTCAACAGAGCACGTCCACGTCCGGCTCGGATGCGGGTAATAAAGGATTCCTGACGGGTCTGGCAGTTCAGCTCGTCACGGAGTCGAAGCCGGAGAGCGTGCTGGTGTCGTCACTGGCCCTTCAAGTCGTGTCGACGTCGATACCGGAACGCGTGCTGCTCTCGTCGATTATCGGTCAGGTTCTCATCCAGAGCGGAACCTCGGGACAGGTCGCGTGGGCCGGTGTGTCGCCACAAGTTGTGTACACCATCGGTATCGACGACACTCCACGCCAGCGCGCGTGGACGTTCGACCTTGACGGTCACACCTTCTACGTGCTCGACATGGGAGACCAAGGGGCGCTAGCTTACGACCTCAAAACCCAGAGCTGGTCGCGCTGGTCCACGCAGGGCTACGAAGGTCACTTCAACATGAAGAACGGCTTCCACTGGCGGGGCGGTAAGCAGGTCGTGGGCGGCAGCCTCCTCGACGGGGGTATCGTTGCGCTGGACGAAGAGGCGACGCTGGACGAGGGCTTCCGTCCGATCCTTTACGAGGTCCAGGGCGTCCTGTTCGCCACGTCCGAAGACGCCATACGTCAATACAATCTGCGCATGATTGGCTCACCGGGCCGCCGAGGACTTGACGACGACGTCACCCCGCCGGTCCTGAACATGACGTTTTCGGATGACAACGGCGCCACATGGTCTACGCCACGCGCCGTGACCCTGACATCAGACAAAGAGCAGCGCATCGAGTTCCGATCACTTGGCCGTTTCCGTCAACCAGGTCGGATATTCAGACTTTACGACTCGGGTGGAATCAAGTTCATTGCGTATGTGATGGCCGACGTAGAAGGGGAGTGACATGGCACGAACACCGCCGCTGAACCCCAACCTGCCTATGGTCGATACGGAAGGACGCCCCACGCCTTTCTTCATGCGCTGGTGGCAGGAGCAGATCGACACCAACGCCTCCATCCAAAGCCTCGGCACCGCGCAAGAGGTGTCCGATGTTCTGGACATCCTCGACGCCGGCACCACCCACGGCGACATACTTTTTCGCGGCGCGACCCTCTGGGAACGGCTCGGAGCCGGTACGTCCGGCCAGATCCTGAAGACGCAAGGGCCGTCAGCCGACCCGATATGGGCCAACCAAGTCGAAACCTTTACACTCCTGACCGACACGCCAGCAAACTACACTGGCTTCGGCGGTCAGCTTGTGTCGGTGAACCTAGCGGAGACAGCTCTTGAGTACGTCGAAAACGAATTCATCAACCAAGACGACACGCCCGCTACGTACACGGGCCAGGCTGGTCTTTACGTTCGGGTCAATGTCGGTGAAACCGGCCTCGAATTTGCAGCGGGCTCCGGCGGCGGCGGCGCGGACTTCGACGATTTTTCGGTCAGTGAGCAACAGGCTCAAAACACCAGTCTAGCCACATCAAGTTCCGCGTATTCCCTCAAAGGGAACATCTATCTTGTCAACCACGATATATACGTCACGGGGGCAAGGTTCCGCACGGCGATTGCTCACGACGGTAAAGTGTTCGCGGCCATCATGACCGGCAACACCGCCTCGGACACCGCAAGTGAAATAACCGAAACAGATTATGTCTCAGGCGACATCACCACTGGTACAGGTACAGACAACGCATTTACTTTCGACACCCCACTCTTGGTCCGCGCCGGGCAATACTTCGCCATTGGGTTTCAACGTCAAGACGCCGCCGCAAACACGTCAAGCGGCGCTTATGGAGGCGCGGGCTCCATTACACTCGAAAAAGAGATCACCAGCGCCAGCCCGTTCCGGTTTTCGGGGTCCACCGACTTCACCAACGGAGACAGTCCGACGGACATCAACGTGGCGATCTGGTCGGTCCAGCCAGACTTCGATGTCGTTAAACAGTTCCTGCCGTCTGGCGGCACCACTGGTCAAAGATTGGTGAAGTCAAGCAGCACGAATTACGACGCGGAATGGGAGGACGTGGCGGCGTCCGCACTGAATGACCTGACCGACGTAGACACGACAGGTGTAGCAGACGGTGAAGTCCTTACATACCAAGTCGTGTCTGGCGTCGGTACGTGGGTTCCCGCAGCGGCGGGCGGCGGGGCCTCTGCGTTCAACGATCTGACCGACGTGTCAGTCGCCGGAGCTGCGGACCAACAATACCTGATCTACCAGGTCGTCTCAGGCGTCGGTACATGGGTTCCCACATTCATAACTCTCGGCGACTTGACCGACGTCGACGACACAGGCGCGACCAATGGCCAAGTCCTGACCTATCAGGTCGTCTCTGGCGTCGGCACGTGGGTTCCCGCAGCGGCGGGCGGCGGAGGGGTCACTGACCTTGGCGATCTGGGGGACGTAGACACGACCGGCGCGACCGATGGCCAAGTCCTGACCTATGAGGTCGTCTCTGGCGTCGGTACGTGGGTTCCCGCAGCGGCGGGCGGAGGGGGCGGAGGCGCGTTCAAAGGGTTCCGTGTTACGAAATCGTCTACACAGGCCATTTCAAACACAACCGAAACCGTAATGCAGTTTGATGCCACTCCCGATTTTGATACCGAATCCGCTTACGATAACACTACGAACTATAGGTACGACATCCCTGCGGGACTTAACGGTAAATACATGACTTTCGCCGCAGCAGCGCAGATCACTGCCAACCGCAACATACGTGTGTATATCCGGCACTTTAATAGCGGTGGCACCTTATTAAGCGATGCTGTAAACACCTCCGACAATGGAATCTACTGTAACACGGCGTCAGGCCCAATGCAGGTTTCGACCGGCGATTATGTACAGGCTATAATACGCTTGCAGAACGGCAGCTCGACCCTCAACAATACCATACGCTCTTTCTTCTCTGGATTTGTCATTGACCCATAAGGAGCAATAGTTTGACAAAGCGCAGCTTTTACGCGAAAACCCGTGGTAACCATTTGAACGCACGTAACAGGAGCGGTAAATGTCAGAAACGGGACGTCCCAAAGGTGGCGCAACTTGCAGTATCGAGTTACTCTTGGAAATGCGGGAAGAAGGCAAGTCCCAACGGGAAATTGCCGAAGAGCTTGGAATTTCTACGAGATCAGTTGAGCGCCGATTTCAACGATATTTTACGAAGCTAGCCGGTCGGAAGAACACCGAGCGGGAAATCCCGAACGGGCAAATACCTGGACGGGGCCGCGACATCACAAAAGTGGCGACGCGGCTTAACAGCGCCGGCCAGCCTGTGGGGTACAGCGTCGAAGAACGTCCCGAACGCGACGAAACCATCCACGCCCATCCTCTCGACAAACTCAAACGCGTCTCGACATACTATGGCGCCAACGGGGAGATCATCGGTCAATGGCAGATAACCGTAGATGACGACGCCAGACAGAAAGAAGCCTTTGACCAGATCATCGAGGGGTTCAAGGAACACATCCCACGAGTTCTGCCGAGCGTGCGAGACACTACATCTCTTAACCCGAGGCTGCGAAACCTATTCATACTTTCCGACGCTCACATTGGAGCCCTTGCATGGCCCAGAGAGACAGGAGACGTATGGGATCTCAAGACCGCCGAAGACGTTTACGTAAAGGCGTTGCAAGCTATGGTCGACCAGTCACCCCGAGCGAATGAGTGCCTTCTCGTCCTACTCGGTGACTGGACCCACTACGACAAGCTGGAAGCCGTCACCACCCTGTCAGGCCACGTTCTCGACAGCGACGGTCGCCAGATGAAGATGAACAAGGTCGCGATTCGCATCGCCCGGGCGTTGATCGACATGACCTTGAAGACGCATGCGAAGGTCAACCTTCTCGTCGCCGAAGGCAACCACGACATCATATCCTCGAACTGGCTGCGCGAGTTGTTTATCGTCGCTTACGAGATGGAGCCCCGGTTGACGGTCATCGACGACCCCAAACCGTTCTACGCGGTGCTCCAAGGCGACATCCTTCATTGTATCCACCACGGCCACCTCAAAGGCGCGAAGAAACTACGCGACGCCGAGGCTCTGGTAGCCATCTTTGCAGACGAGTTCAGAGAGTTGTGGGGCAAGGCGAAAAAGGTGTATGTCCACACCGGTCACTTCCACCACGCGGTCGAACAGGAGGTTCGCGGCGCACTGGTGACACAACACCCGACGCTGGCGGGGCGGGACTCGTACGCCATGCGGCACGGGTTCGGCGGGCTCCGCGAAGCACGCGGCTCGACGTACCATGAAAAGTGGGGGCGGTGCGGCACGGTCAACGTATCCCCGGAAATGCTGGAAGACCTTTGACAATGGTGGCATAACCACAGTATTGTCGACGTAACTGACACGAGGTGTGGCTCATGGGATTCTTCTCAAAGGCAATCGGTGGTTTACTTGGAGGCGGGTCCGAAGATGTGATGGGCGCCGCCAATCAGGGATTCGACTACCTGCGCCAGAACAAAAACGTCAAACAAGCCCAGAAACAGGGCCGTCAGGCTCAAGGGCTTCTCGCCGGTCTGCTGGGTTTCGGCGGTGACCAGGCCGCTGCCGAACAAGCGTTCAGCACATTCCGCGACAGCACCGGCTTCGATTTCCGCATGGATCGAGGTATGGGTGCGATCGAGGGGAGCCGCGCAGCGCGAGGCATTCTCAACTCCGGTGCCACATCCAAAGAGCTGATGCAGTTCGGTCAAAATCTCGCGTCCGAAGAGTTTGGTAATTACCTCGACCAGCTCTCCGGGGTCGCAGGAACCGGACTTCAATCCGCCTTCCAAGTAGGCGGAGCTGGCGGAGCTGCTGGCGGAGCTGCGGCTGCTGCAACGCGTCAAGGGCAGGAGGACGCCGTAGGCACTGCCGGCGGACTTCTACGCGCTGGCATGTCTATTTTCGGGTTCTGATATGGCAAGTCTCTTCGAAACAGCGGTTCGCGGCTACAAGCTGGTCGACGATGTCATCAAGGAAACGCGTGGTTACAATGCCGCGCGTGAAGAGTTTGGTGAGGGTCCGGCAGCCGCTCCAGAGCTGTATACAACTCTGCGTCGCGATCGACGTGCCGAAGCCAACGAGCCTCGCCTTGACGCGCAGAACCAACGCGCACAGCAGCGTTTCGAAATGGAGCAGCAGGAGTACCAACAGTCTCGCGACGAAGACGGTCTCCTCAAGTTCGTACAAGGCGTGAGGCAAGGGCGGGACACCGGTCGCGACGTCGGTGAGGTGTTCGACGAGCTGGCCGAAGTTCTCCCGAAGATCGGCGTTGCGGAGGAAGACATACCTAATCTCCGCGCAGAAGTCGTGGAAAACCCGCAGCTGCTGGACACGATTTACGAATCTTTGGCGTCAGACCGAATGAAGATAGCGACCGGCAGAATGGGCGCCCGCGACGGGAAAAGCGCACAAAGCCAGGCCGATACCGAAAACGCACTGCTCAAGTTCGACGATACTCTCGCTCGCATCAATCAACTGAAGACGGAGAACCTGTCGGGAGGTCAGGCCGCTTTTGGTCTGCCCGGATGGGGCGTGTTCTCCGGTGGGTTCGGCGCACTGGGCACAGCCCCAGGATCTGCTGCCGCAGATTACGTTGCGAGTCTTGACGCGTTGCAGGGCGACATCCGCTCACAGGCATACGAGACTTTGAAAGGCGGCGGTCAGATTACCGAAGCTGAATCCAAATTCGCCGCCGAAGCCTACGCTAACCTTTCCCGCAACACCTCGTGGGAGAAGTATCAGAGCGAACTTGCCGATCTCGAAGCCTACATGATTCGCCTTCGTGATGCTGCAATACGTCGCGCGGGCGGTGAAGTCGTCCCAAGTGTCACCCCTCCGAGCGAAGATCCGAACTATTCCGCGCCGGAAACGGCTTTGACGGTCTACCAAGGAATGATCGACACCGAGTTGAACGCGCGTTACATTGGAGGTCCGGGTTCCGATCCGACAGACCCCGCAAATTGGCAACCGCTGGAGTAAGGAGAAAAACATGGCTGGCAGTGCAGGACGGCGTAGAAGCCGCACAAGAAGAAAGGCAATGGCCGACGTCGACATGTCTTACGGTCCGAAGACGCGTGGCGGTCCGCGCGGCAAGAAAGCTTCCACGAAGAAGTCCGCTCCCGCTTCCCGCAAGTCCGCTGCCCCAACCAAGTCCAAGCGACCAGCCGCCAAGAAGGCGACAGGCTTCATGGGCAAGGTGAAGGCCTCTTTGGCTGCCGGACGCAAACGTAAGGCCGAGCAGAACAAGAAAGGCACCGCGATGGATCGGGCGAAAGCAGCGCGGGCGTTACGGTAATGAGCGACGTCAATGTTGTCGCGTTCCCGAGCCGCCTGCACAACGTCGAAGTGGAGCAAGCGCTGTGTCCAAACTGCGAATCGCGCGCTATGCGACTTGTCAGCGACGACTGTGAAAGATACGGTTTTGACGTCGAGTGTCACAACTGTGGCAATGAGATGGAAGGGCTGAAGGTGATATGGGAGCATGGGAGCGATACCTAGAAACTGGTGACTACGTCGGGGGCAGCTCCGGCGGCGAAACCATGTGGCAGCGTGCGACCGGCGCTCCCGCCAGTGAAAACACAGGCTCAGCGTGGGATTCACTGATCGACAAGGTACGCCCTGTACAACCCGAAGCTCCCGAGCCCGACCGCCCGATGAGCAAGGACGCCGTTTCGGAAGAGTGGGTTATCAACGGTCTGGTCAAGCGAGGCATGCCGGCTCACATCGCCACCGCCTTCGCTTGGAACATGAAAGACGAATCTGGTCTGAGACCAGGTATCAACGAGATCGAGCCTTTGGTAGAAGGTTCGCGCGGCGGGTTCGGGCTTTATCAGCTGACCGGACCGCGCCGCCGACAGTATGAAGCGTTCGCCAAGAAGCGGGGTGTCGACCCGTCTGACCCTGACGCGCAGCTCGATTTCATGATGAACGAACTGAAAACCACTGAAAAACGCGCTGC